GTAACTACTGCATAACCTGTTTTAGCAACACCTGTTGGAAATAAAACGTTAATATTATTATTATCTGTATATTCAATTAACGGATAATCATATCTGCTATCAGCAGATGTATTATCATTATATATAATATCTACATTGGCAATGTCTTGATTTAAATTATGTGTGATTGTCCATGTATTTGCTGAAGATTGTAGCGAACTAACAAACCTTGATTTAATTATACTAACTTTATCTATATTAGTTGAGCCGCCTGATATTCTTAAACTATTAGTACTAAAATAATCAATAGATGGGTGAGTGTACATACTAGTAACTAAATTATCAGCTGCATCTATCAGTGCAATATTAACATATTGTTGCCCAAAATTATGTTGCACGATAGCCCGATTACCCAAGTCTGTCATGTCAATATCACTACCAAGAAATGCTACATCAACATTTACATACCTCTTACCCATATTATGATTAAATGTCCATGTTTTTGCAGCTACACTCTGAGTATGTGTTTGGCCTGTTCCACCTGATGCACCAGGTACATAATTATCACTATATGTTACAGCAACACGACCTGATTTCTTTATTCCTGGTGGAAATAAAATAACAAGATTATTTGCATCAGTATATTCAATTAACGGATAATCAAGATGACTAATTGCATCTGTATTGTCATTGTAAATAATATCAACATTAACATATTGTTGACCTAAATTATGTTGTACTGGCCATACATCCAAAGGAGCAGCTACAGTTCCAATCAACGGACTAACAAACCCAGCAATAACATCAATATAACCAACTTTTGGTGTGGGGCCCCAGTCTATAGTTAAATTATTCACATCTACATATGTAATCGTCGGAGGATTATATATTGCGCTAAATGTATTATGTAAATAATCGACAATTTCTAAATTAACATATTGCTGATTTAAATTATGTTCGACATTCCAAACTTTACCATTATAAATAGGTGATTCATATATTTCAACACCTGGCAAATTTTGATAGCCTGCGCCGGCATCTGTAATAGTAACATTTGAAATTACTGATTTTATTATTGCTTTTGCAGATGCACCAGTGACCTCGCCGCCGCCGGTGAACGAAACAAAAGGTGGTGATGTATATCCCAAACCTCCGGCAGTAACAGTAGCACTACTCACATTATATTTAATTCCTGTAATTTTACCTACTGGTTGTACTTTTGTATCTGATACAAGTGTATCAATAGTAAATAATCTATCAATATCTAATGGTGTATAATTATTACCACCTATTGATATACCAAGAGTGCTCATTCCATAATGATTTTTAAGATCAACAAGTTTACTTACTAACCAACCATTTGGTTTATTGTCTATCCAAACAAGATCTAATACACTATAAAAAGATTTATTTAATCTTACATTATTAAATGCTTCAGTTTTTGTTGTAAATCTTCGAGGATGCCATACTTGTATCACATCCGAAGTATCAGCAACCTTTTGCTCAAAATCATCAATAACAAATATACCCTTCTTTTTAATTACCAGCGAAGCAGTAAAACTACCAGATGTAAATGTGCCGCCTGAAACTGTAGATATTATTACATTTCCAGTTCCAGCTACAATAGTAGTATACGGGCCAATGTCACCTGATGTATAAGTTTGATTTAACGCTGTAAATCTAGATAATATACTATTTGCAGTACCCGTGTCTCCTATTTGAATTTCACTTGGCGACGGCGTTATTCCTATAGTAAGCATAAAATCTTTTATAAAATCTCTATCAGCTGCGACAATGTCATATATAGGTATTGCATTAACATTAGATAATGTTGTTACATTATTAGTATTCAAATCTGTTATAGTAATTACACCGGAACTAATATCAATTGCTTTATTCACATACACAACTTGCTCTTCTACAACATAACCACCGGCTATATCTATAACATTAGTAGCTTTATCTGTAACATTAGTTAATACTATAACATCATTATTTTTAAATGGGTGTGACTGCACAGGACTTGATACTAATGCCGATGTTTGTGCTTGTAAACCAAGACCGGCTAATGCTGTTCCTGACACATGCAATGATAAACCATTATATACTATTTGCAAATTACCATCAACGCTAGTACTAGCAAGGAAATCTTCATCTGTAATAGCTGCATTTATATCTTTAATAACATTATCCATACTTACTACACGATTATCAACAAATGATATTTCGTTATTAAGTGCATCTGTAAAATGTAATGCTCGATACGCATTACCGACACCTTTCTTAACCTCAATTTTTTCCGCATGTTGGCCAGTGAAAGTAACTTCTTTCTCTACTGCGTCCAATGTCATGAAAATATCAGTTATATTTGCGGCAACTAAATCATTATATATTTGATCTTGTGTCAATACGTTATAATATAAATTACTTAATATACCAACATCGCTATCAATAAGTGTTTTCTCTGTGCTTTCAGTATCAAATATTAAACTACTATTAGTAGTTGTTAATCGCAAATAACCATTATGATTAGATGCTGTTACATTTGGTACAGTAATATTAATATTACCAATAATACCACCTGTATAAGATGCACCAGTACCTGAAGTTTCTAATGTGTCATCTGTTGTAAATGTTATAGTCGTATTATCAATTTTAATAGTATCTGTTGCAGTAATTCTTGGATTAAAAACTTTACCAATAATAGTTACGGGTCCAACTGGTATTGAGGCAAACACAACTTCAGTTTCGCTAACTGGTGTTTTAATATAAATGCTTTCGTCTTTGCGTATTAAATCAGCATTTGATACATTAACATACATTATCGGAGGTGCTGATTCAAACGATGATGAACTTAGTGTTATAATAGTTGGTGTATTGCCGTCTAGCGATACACTTAAATTATCACCTACTTTTGCTGTAATTACCGGTGTAGATCCTACTACCGTAGGTATAACTTCATCTACAACACTAATTTCTGTTTTTCCTGTTTCTAATAATTGACTATGTTGAGCTTTTAAATCTGTGTCAATTAACTTATATACACCAAACTCATTATTATCTGTGTTAGCAACATGAGCGATAGAACCAGTTGTTGGTTCTGTAATCGCTAGTGCTACAGTATTCAATGCGGCTAATATGTTAATATCAAACGCTCGATAAGTAACATCATCATTATGTACATAACCAGCAGTTGGCAACCATGTATCTGAAGTATAACCAATTGCTAGTTTTGGCCAAACTTGTGTTTTTGGAAATGATGGTTTATTAACCCAACGTGTATCATTTACATAATTTATTTGAATTAAATCATCTATTAAAAGATCTATATTAGTATTTTCATAAGTAAATTCAATTAAAGGATTTTGTATTCTAACATCACTTGACTTTATTTGAATTTCATTTTTTGTACTAACCGTGGTGGCGCCAAATTCACCAATTTTAAAAGCATATTCTTCAAAAATTGACATATTATTATTGTCAAGCCTTGAATTACGAAGCAATTTATTAATACTTTGCAAGTTACCTTTTTGCCGTAGCATACCTTGGAAAAATTCAAAAGATGTATTTTCATCTTCAGTAATATTATCTAAATAATCTCGTTGTTGGTAACCTATTAAATGCCTTGCACTATCTAATAATGTTTCTGTAACAGGTACATCCCGTACCTTAAATAATTTTCGATAATCATTTGCAGTTGTATCAAAATTTGGTATAATTGTATTACCTCGAATAATATAACCAGGTGCGTTGAGTCTTCCTGTCCAATTTCCAGATTTTACAAGATTTATTTTTAATCTGGATTGACGTAAACGCAACAATGGATCATAAATTAAATCATTAAATTCTGTTATATTGTCAAAGACAATAGCATGTTCACTTCTATATGGATTTAATTTTAAACCAAAAATGCCAGATCCATTAATGTGACTAACACTGAAATAATCATTATCTCTCTTAATCTCTAAATCTTTTACTTCCATTGCTTGGCCGTCTTTATCAACAATACTATATGTAGCATTAATAATTTCCTTTATAGTATCAATCCGACCTATATCCGTGGTATTAATCTTAACTTTACTAGCTGCTGGACTTAATGATAAAAATGCACCAGATTCCCATGAAGACATCTGCGACCAAAATAGAAATTCTTTCGCGGCATACTCCCAGTTTATTATATCTAACACTGTTTCATCATATTCATCGAAAACAAATCCCATGGATTCTAAATATTTTCCATATCCTATGAGAAAAGTAAACACATCCTGTACTGTTTGAAATTCTGTATCATATGCTATTTCGAGCAGTACATCATAATGCTCGCGATATTTGTTAACTCGAATATTACCTACTTCTATAACATCATATGCGCTAGTCTCGATACAGGGTATAATTCTAAAATTGGCATTAAAAGAATCAAATCCCGAAATGGCATAACCTGTTTCAGTGATAGTAACTTTAACTCCACTATAAACACGCAGCCCCTCACTATATCCATGATACAATAAAACAGTTTTATTTTCTTCTGGTATAAAAATACTATTACTTGTTCGTGTTGTACTATAACTATCTGCTATTGCAGTCAAATTATTACTAATAAAGCCGCCGGCTTTATAACCTAATGCAACTCCAGATGTTTTAAAAACATTTGATATTACCGTTATATATGTTTTGCTTTCACTTAAAAGATGCGAATAAAGCCATGGTTGATACCCATAAACTATATCAGTATCAGAATAAAATTTAAAATCTTTTAATTGTTTTCTCTTATTAGTATCTTTAAAAACTACCTGTTTTTTGTTTGCATTAGGCCGGGTAAAATTTAACGTATCCCATGCTTTTGTACAGTACTCAGTAGGCCGGGTCAAATACAATAATTTATTTAAAACCCATGGCCAGATAACATTAATACGTGCGCTATACTCAGCAGGGCCAACATCACCAAATTGCCAAGGCAAATGCCGATCAACAATATTTGGAATACTATATTCACCAGCAATAATCATTGCTGACGGCGTTCCGAAAATACCTGCTTCTACTGGGTCTAATAGCTTACCTAAATGATTAACCGGAATAACATTACTTAATCCAACACGCCTAAATGGATTATCAGTTAAGTAACTATTGTCTATATAATTTTCTCGAGGGCCATTTCGAATAATACCCTCTTCTAGATCACTCCATAATGCAGTATTAGTACTACTATAATCAATTCCATATGTTGCTACCCACCAAGTTGGATGCATACTAAAGCCAAGCATCTCCCAAGGACGAGTATGCGGATTAACCGTATCATAGTAATCTAAATAAATACCTCGCCAATTACCAGCTACTGTCTCTCCGTCTTTATCTAATTCTTTACTATAATTCCATGTAAATGGTAAACTTTCATCATATGTACGATGTGTTATTAAATCTACACTGTGCTCAACACACCAACGTTGAACAACAGGTTCAAGTATTCGACTAAATTCAAATCGTGAGTAATCACTTGTTCTAAATTTACCAGGTGCAACTTTAAAATAATTTACAGCTGGCAAATATTCTTTTACAAACATATCTGGCGTAGCATTATAAATTCTTTTTTCAAGTTCTAATAACGCATCATCCCTAAAATCACCAAATGCTAATGTACGCGAGCCATCGTGCCCTTGAATAAACTTTCGGTCGGCTCCTACATACGTATCATCATATAATACACGCGGAAGATATACAGAATGCATCCCTACCATACTTGGCGTAAGCGGTATGAATGAATTTTGTATATTCTCGAAAACACGAATTTCTACAGACGAAGCTCGGTCTATTGTATTAGTAAAAGTAATTCTAGTCACCGAATTACCAAACTCATTTACTGTAACTTTAATTGTATAATCAATATCTTTCAATAATAGTATAGGTGGATTACCATCAGCACGATCTTCGGCTTTAGTAAAATATATATGTACTATTTTTTCTCTATTATCTATGTGTGCACTAGTAACTGTTTCATCCATATCAACATATGTAATATTAAAATCAGGATAAACAATTTGCTCTTTATAATTAATACCATATGCAAATGCATGTGTCTCTGTAAATATTTTTAAATTACTTCGATAAGAATACATATCATCTAAAACAGTATCAACAACCGTACTAATTACAGAAGTATCTATTTGTGTACCATAATATTGTGCTCTTTGTAAAAATTTTCCCTTAAATGCTTCGTATTCTCTTTGATTATATCGTATGCTTGAAGTAATATTAAAATCACTACTTTTAGACAGCAATACCATCATGGGCAATAATGAACTTTCGTGCTGTAAAATTTTTGTACCTTTGCTGTTATCTTTTGCTGTATCGCGATAATTATTTGTGCCTATTTCATTACCAATAATTCCAACTTGTGATTTTATAATTGATGAGAAATGATCTTGTAATTCACTTGCTGTTGCTTCACTAATATCTAGATTATCCGGATTTGCTTCTAAATTATCAGGAATTTCATAATAATGATTTTCATTAATATTAACAAATGTTTTTGTATTTGCGCGAACTTCAATAACTTGCTTTTCTGTTATTATTTTGTTTGTTGTAAAAGTTAATACCCTATTAACAACACCATAATCATATGGTGTTGTTGCTGTAGATTGCTTTGCCGGCACGCCATCAATTGTAACAATAATATCAGCAATTCCACCACTAACTACAGGAGTAACATTTAATGTATATGCTTGTGCGCCTGTAGTACTAGCTATAAATGTTTCAGTTACTAATTGTTTACTATATGTATCCGTAGAATTCCATCCATTTACAAATGTAGATATTATTTTATCTTTAGGCCCATCGCCAGTTCCAGATAAATTATATTGATTAGCATATTTGTAACCAATAACACTATCAATAGTATCTTCAAAATTATTAGTAAAAACTATATCAGCGGTTTGTCCGAACTCTTTATACTGTAACGCTTTACCTATATGCGTATCCACTGCACCTGTAGTAGCTGTTTTATAACTAAAAATCCTACTGCCAATAAATGTACTAGTTGCATATACACTTATATCATCTAATTTACTTTTATCTGAATCATATAGCTGAAATAAGGGTTCATCATTCTGCTTATCTTTAAGTTGCGACAATTTCCATTCAAAACCATTCCAATAAAACTCTCGTCCTAAATATGTTTTTCCTTTTTTAGCAAATACTTTTTGTTCAAGCTTTACAGTTGTTGTTGCAGTTAGTACACAAGTAGTACCCGAAAATGAAACAGTAAATATAGTTCCGAATGCACTTGCACCAGTACTCATTGTTATATCCCAATCACCTGCTGAACCAGCTGGCATATCAGCATAAGGGCCTGGTGGTACTTGAATGCCTGTTGGGTGTGAGCCTGGATCCCAATTATCACTATCCCATACATTGAAATTTAACAAATTATCATTTAAAAAGATAATAGTGTCACCAGTTTTTAATGTATAACTGTCAACTTCCGGACTTGTTGCTCCATGAACATCATCATATTTCGTTATACTTGCAATAGATATACCGCCTATGCCTTCAAGCCCATATTTGTATAATTCTAAATCATTATCAAATTCAATAATAGGTCGTTTGGCTTGGCGAAAGCTATCTAAAGAAAATGTTTCAGACAATACATCAAGGGACGAATCCCATTTTGTAGTATCATATGCATCCGTTTCTAAATCCCAAGGATGCAATGTTTCTTTTGTAAATGTTGCACCTGTTACAGCACCAGTCACTTGCAAAAGAACATCTTTATGATACCAACCATTTGTTCTACTCCATGCATTTTGGTTTATAGCACCACGTTTAATAGTAATATAATCTATGCGTTGCGCTAATGGCGTAGCTTCGCCAACAATAGTACCGGCCCAAACTACTTCGTCCCAAAAATCACTATCCCATAAATGTTCTGTCTCACTACCCGGTATCATATAAGGTAAAGTGTGATTAAAATCATCACTGGTTACATCTATTAACATAATACTTGTACCAACACCTTCTACAACAAATTCTTTATTAAGATGTGTTATTGGTGTAATATTAGCACCACCAAATTCTATCTTCATTCCATTAGAGAATTTAATACCATTTGAAGATGTAAAAGATGTTTGTCCTATTACATCAGTTGTAATAACAATCGGGGCCGATAGCGGCGCAGTAATTTCTATTTTAACTGGGCCGTTGTCATACCAATAATAATTCTCATAATTAATAAATTTATCAATATCAATAGGTGGGGCCCATGAATATGATTTTGACTTAAATAACCTATCATGATTAGAAATATTACTACCTTCAACCGCTAATAATTTTAAAACATCATCATAAAAAAGTATATTATCAATATCTGCAGTATCAATATCTTTAGTAGTTAATATTGGTTCAAACTGATAATTTTCTCTAGATTGGTCAAGTTCAGGAAAATAAAAATCATTTTCAAAATTATGTATACCAGGAATTTTACGACCAATAAAACCAGCAGCTCGTACTATATCTTCTTCATCAAACCATTGATCTATTGTGTTTTTAAAAAACTTATCAAGAACATCAGTCTGATGTATTACTGGTAATTTTTTAAATACTCTTTCTTTCATATTATCTAATCTTTAAGTTCTGTTCCGTGAATCCTTTAACTACTTCAACATTATTAACATTGGCTACACTTAAAAATAATTCATCGGGTTCTGCTTTTACTTGAAACAAATTACCAAAATTACTCTCTGCTTGTATCGGCACAATAACTATACTACCTAAATGTGATGATAAATTCTGATGAATATATGCCGCTAACTCTGTATAATAAAAACTCTCACCAAGTTCCCAATTTTCAATACTAAAAAAATCATTTGTTGTTGCTATTACTTGGCTTCGTAATTCATTATCACTTAATGTGCTTCCTATTACTTTAATAACCTTAAATGTTGCTTGCAGTTCTGCCAAAGCATCAGCACCAAATAATAACTTAAACTTAACGGGTTTATAAATTATCTCATCACTGATGCTCTTGTAAGTGCTTAAAGTATCCATAGAAACTGCTAGCTCTGTTGTTGTTGGTTCAACTGGAAATTCACCGATTGGACTATTATTTGCTTTCCATGTCAGCACACTTGTATGATATATTCGGGTTAAAACAAATACATCAATAAGATTTGTTGCACTTGGATCTACACGTTGATCAATTGGTGCATAATGTTTCCATTGGAAAAATACATCTTCAGTGGGTTGATCAACAACACTAGTTGCCGTTATTGTTGGGGTAACATGCCTACTACGACCGATATATGCCTTAAATTTTATTGTACCATCTGCATCATTTATTAATGTTGTTGCTGTATATGGTGACGTTGTACTAATTTTCTTAAAAAGAGATTGATCAGATCTGTAAATATATTTTCCAACATAATCAACACCATTGGATAAAATTGTATTTTCTTGTGTTTGATTAATTGCTTCTAAAACATCTGTAGTTAATTTATAATAAATATAACCATCAAAATCAGTATATGTTTCTTGAAATATATATCTATTAGTATTAACAAACTTATCAAAACTTAATGGATCGTCAGGCACCATGTCATTATCAGAATCAAAAAATGTTATCAATGCTTTCTTAGGATCTTGATAGCCATCTTCATAAGTTAACAAACTAGACATATTAAACTTAATATCATTAGTAAAATTCTTTGTACGACTGATAGTAATTCCGCCTGTTGCTGTTAATCCTCCAACAGTTGTTGAAGCACTAAATGTAACTGTATCAGTTGCTAAATAACCACTGCCAAAATCTGTAATTTGTACACGACTAATAAAGCCTTTCAAATTGATTTGGCTTGCGCCAACGCCACCTGCAGTTGTTGCATAGGTAACAAAAGGTTGTCCTGTATAACCATATCCTGAATCAGTAATTTCCATCGATTGGATAACTCCACTCGGATCAATAGTAATAGCTGCACTAGTATCACTGACTGAATAACCAGTACCACCTTGTGTAATTGTAATACCACTAATATTTCCCGATGTATTCACAACAGCTGTACCTGTTGCTGTTATTGGAGTAATACCACTAGCAGGACTAGACGGTGCTAAAAATGTTATTATCGGAGGACTGGCAGGATCATAACCTGTGCCGCTATTTATAATAGTAATACCAGTTACACTATTTGACAAAATGGCTCCTGTAGCCAGGGTATTGGACGCGGCAGCGCCTGCTCCGCCACCTCCAGTAAAACTAACAATAGGGGCAGTAACATAACCACTACCTGGATTAGTTACATTAATTGATACTACTTGACCATTGGCTACAGCCGCGCCTGTAGCGGTAGTTCCTGTTCCACATGTACCAGTTGGTGCTCCTACTGTCACTGTAGGTGTGGTTTGATAACCATCGCCTGACGGTGACATTGCAACAGACTTAATTTTAAAGTTAAGATCAAGTGTTAAACCCGCCCCTACGCCAGACGGCGTAGTAGGACAACTAATAACAAGTGGTAATGCTGTATAGTCACCACCGGTTGTTAATGTAACAGCAGTACATACGCCTGCTAAAACTGTTGCGATAGTAACTGTTGCTTCTGTACCTACTCCTGTTCCACCGTGGCTAACTGTATAAATTTTACCTACATCACCTGCAACAAAGCCTGAGCCGCCATTATTAATTGTTACTGGCGGACAGCCAGACGGTGTAGTAGCATCATCACCTACTTCCATGTGTGGCGTGCCTACTGCTTGTACTTGAGTACCAAATACTTCACCGTATGTAATAATAACTTTACCAGCCATTGCTGTAGAAAATGTAACAGTTAAGTTATTTTCATCAACATATGTTATTGTAGGATTATCATATAATCCTTTAATATTATAATATTTTGTATTAGCAACAGCCGGGTCTAATCCTGTAGAAAAACCTGTAAAATCAATATGAGCGCCAAGAATTGCTACATCTACACTACAATGCTTATTTCCTAAATTATGTGAAACATTCCATGTTATTGCTGGTGATGCTTGTGTATGCATGTAGCCAGATCCAACAGCACCTACATTACCTGCACTGTTATGTCCAAGTGCATAGCCTGATTGTGATACGCCAGTTGGGAATATAACACGGCAAGTTGTTTCATTAGTATATTCAATTAACGGGAATGATTCTTTACCTTGCAACGATACTCCCGTAGTATCAACAATATCTAAATTAACTATTCCTTCTGAACCGGTTAATCCATGTACAACTGTCCAAATGTTACCTGCAGCTATTAGTGTACCAAACCCATATCGTGATTTAATAATATTAATATAACCAGTTGTAGATGCGTTCCAGACAACCGTTAAAGTATTTAAATCTGTATATGTTACCTCCGGTGCATTATACACCGAATTAATTAATTGATGGCTTGTACTTATAAGCTCAAAATTAACATATCGTTGATTAATATTGTGTATAACTGTCCATGTGGATCCCGTAAAGCTTGGTGGATCTATATATACTGCTGGTATATTTTGATATCCACCACCTTGATATCCAGGTGCACCAAATCCAAAACCTGTCAATGATTGTGATATAATAGCATTAGCAGTTGCTTGTACACCCGCACCTCCCGGTGCGCCTATATTTACTATTGGCGATGAAGTATAATTTGAGCCGTTAGCAGTTAATACAATACTACCAACTGCATCAGTTGACATTGTTATAGTAGCAGCTGCATTAGTAGAAAGATTTGCTTTTAATTGAACAGAACGGCCATCGGATGCAAGGACACCACCATTATTAATATATATTTCAGTTGCATTACCATCAGCATCAACTGCTTTACTATCTAAATATGTTAAAGCATTATTAATTGGCGCAAATCCAGTGCCGCCAATACCGCCTTCGGCTGCATTCCATGATATATGTGATATTGCAGTAGCGTCATCAACTTCACCGGCTGCACTAAAAGTTAATGTAGGTGCTGCCTGATAACCAGCTCCTGGATTAGTTATTGTAATATTATCAATTTGCGCTCGCTTATCAACATTTACTTTTAATAATGCAACCAAATCCTTCTTTGCTTTACCTGTTTTTATATCAATTGTTTTATATGCATTATTAAAATAAAATCGTACATCTTCTTCGCTCTCAAAAATATACCTTAAACCACGAGTAGTTATAAGATATGTAGCTGCTGTAGTTGAAGTTGCCGCTTGATATTGTGCGTTAACAACCCAGCTTGCATCTTTATTATCACTAGTAGCATCTTGGGCAAATGCTTGATCGTATACAGCATTTGTTAAATTTAAATTATTTGGCGCTATAACATAAAAAATTGCTGTTTTATAATCATAACCAATACCAAATGAATTTTTTAAATCAAGCTGAGCAGTAATACTCGTTTTTTCAACTTGATTAAATATTCGTCTAAATGTCGGGAAAAACCTTGTTAATATATAACCATGCGGGATTTCCTTATTTAATTCTATTGGGCCAACGGTACGACCTGCTGGTTCGCCATTATTAATAGTATTTTCTATTGTAGCATATTCAATAATAGTTCCTGTTGAATCTGTAAACTCTAACAAACATTTCTCTATTAAATAAGCCCGTTTACCTGATGCTATAGAACCTATCGCCATTGCGTTACTAAAACTAAAAGTCGAGCCATTTAATACAAGATAACCTTTATTATGCAATTTAGCCTGGGGCAATGTTACCCATTGCATCTGTTCAGTTGTTGTTAATTTCCATGCTGATGCACCATCTTTAACTTGTACCATCTTTCTATATACATCATAATAAAAATTTGTTAATTCATCTAAACTTAACTGTGGTTGAATATGCTGTTGAATTATACTATTTGCAGTCAATGATGCTGTTAAACTAAATGTTAATTCAGTATTTTGCGTATCTTTATACAACATGCCATCGTCAGCAAATACATTTAAATTCTGTACTGTACCAGTTGGGTCATTTATATCAATATTTCTGCTATGCCCTGAATGCGTACGATTAATGGCTTTCATTTTAAGAATATTTGCATTCTTAAACATTGGAAAGATGTTATAATCTTCACCAGTAATCATTCGATCTTGTGTATAAAAAGTACGGCCGGCATTTGTTTTAATAGCAGCTGTTGTTTCGGCTTCTATATTATTACCTATGCTGGTTACTAATTGTAAAGTTACTGACAATACTTGGGTTATACCAGTTGCATCAATATAAGGCATTCGCACTGTTTGTAAACCAACATCTTCGGCTTTTATAATTACTTGAACGTTAACACTTTGCCTATACCAAACACGTACAATGCCATATGGTACATCACCAAAATTACCATCAGCAAATTGTATAGAAATATTATTATCAGCTTCAGTATTAACTTTAAATATTTTCCTTGTATTTTGTAATACACTATTGTAAATAACATTAGTACCAGAAATAGCAGGTACTTTTACCCAGTCATCTAAAACATTTCCTGATGCATCAATTGTTTGTACCCATATATCAAATTCATTAACATTTTCTGCAGAGATATGAAGTTCTCTATTTGGTAACGGAACTGATAAACTAAAATCTTGATAACGTAATGTTCCTTGCTTGGCATATGCAAAAAATCCAGTGGCCGCACTTGCATTACCTAAACCATCATTTAAATAAAGAATACCAAAACTATTTGTTGGATTTGGTGCTACTTCTTTAATATATAACTCATTATCAAATATAGCATTTACCACCTCAAGTGGTGTTGTTGTACCGTTAACTGTTGTTGACAATGGATAAACAACCTTTTGGTTGGCAACTACATCAACATGATAAACTTCTGTTGCAATACCATTGAGTGTACCTTTTTTAACTGGTGAACCATATGGATTTTGCGAAATAAATGCTTTATTCATCACTAAAATAAACTGCTCTAAAAAGTCAGTATTATTAGGATCATTCCATGTAATAGACTGGTTAGACAAACTAGTACCATTGCTATCAACCACGTCTTCGGTGGTTCTAATAGAATGAAACTTAATTACACCAGTACCCGGTATATTTCTTTTCGGCGTATAATTTAACATTTTCGCCAAACGCAAAACACTTTCTTTACGTTCAGCCGTATCTAAAAAGTTTTCCCTAACATTTAAATCTTGTCTAAATGCAATTGTTTGCCCCATATATGCAAGCAATTCAACAATAGCAATAAACTCACTACTTTCAATAAAATCATTAAAATCTTCTGGAAAATTATTTTGTAAATATTCAACCATCGCTTCTTTAATGGTGTCAAAATCATACGCAGTGAAATTAATTTGACTAAATGTTCTATAAATCGTTCTAAAATCTTCTGCGGCGAATAAATTACTTTGTCGTTGTGCTTGTGCCATTTATCTTATTCCTGTGCCTCTATATCAAACTGTATAGCAATTTCGGATGTAACACCGGTTGGCAAATATGTTAATTGCGTTTCTAATAAAATAACTTGATTATCCTCTGACAATTTCAAGGTGTCCATTGATACCCTAGGTTCTTCTTCAATAATTCGAGTAGCATCTTCGATTATTAATTCTTTAGTTGTCTCATCTAATGGATCCATTAATAAATCATAAATGATAGTTCCAAATTCTGGAAGCATCATTCTTTCACCTTTCCTTGTACTAAAATGATTTAATAAATCTCGTTTTACTAACTCAAAATCAGTTATAGTAAAAGGTGGTTTCCTTTTATCTACTGTACTAAATCCAATAAAATTTGAAGCGTTTGCCATTCTTATATACCGTTTTAATTATTTATCTGAAATCTTTATAAAGGGTTATTAGTATCTAACTAATTTTAAACGAGACTAGAAAATAATTTTGCTTCAGTTAAACGACGTTTAGTCATACCTGCACTTATCACAGTTTGTGGAATTTTTAAAACTACACCATTTTCAAATGTAGGAACAACTGCTTGTACTTTATTATATCTCATAAATTCTGTTGTTGCTTTTGCAAAGTTTTTCTGATTTATTGCACTAGTAACTGTACAATTTGCAAACGATACTGAGCCCAAACTATGTGATAAACTAATTAATGCATCGGCTTGGTTTTGAGTAATTGGTGGTTTAATATTTTTCCTAACTGCTTCAATTGATGGTTTTATATCATTATCAAATAATGCATCAGCTTGTTGTCGTGTAATCCCATTAGCATATTCTTCACCATAAAATGTACACGGTGTACCTTTTATATGTTTCTGTGGTACTGTACCATCTAATCCGCGTATAACTCCCAACAATTTATTAGCAGTTTTATTAGCCCAAGATATCCATTCTGAATTTACTCCTATTTTTGCTTTACCAAATGGTGGCCAGTTTACTGTAGAACGTAATATAATTTCTGTATCCGATTCTGATACCTCTTGTGCCATTGCTTGTTGTTGTGTGTCTGCATTAAGAGGATGACCATAGCCAATATATTCATTGTCATTATGCGGACTTTTATAAACAGATTGATTCAATCCTTCAGATGTTTTTATTACATCTACACCTTTTCCTGACAAATTAGCAGTTGCCGCTGGCTTAGCAGTAGATTCACCTTTTTTCTCATAATGGGGATTACCAGCTGCATCATATCCGGTACCTACATATTGTCCGGGCGGATGTCTATCGGTTGGTGTACCATCAATTGAAACTGGTGTATCTGCAAATTCATTTGCATCATATGGAGTATTAAATTGCCCTATAGAATACTCATTATCCATTTCAGTGAGCGGAGTTGGCTCCACCTCTGGTGGTGTGCCAGTCACAGACTCAAAAAATCCTGTTGTTGTTTCATCAATATGATAAAGAGAACCCCAACCCGGTCTGCCTGCAAGACCACCATATGGTTCCATTGTAGGATATCGCGTTAGTCTGCGTATGACAGTTTCAGTTTCTGGGCCTATCATAGGATCATACTTAACCATATCTTCAAATTCTTGTAATAATGGTAGTTCAGCATAAATGGCTTTCCAAACATTAGCAAGATTTATTCCTGCTTCTGCTTTTGCCGACATGCCATCGTTGTGAAATATAGACACCGCATCGTCGGAGATGAAACCTCCAGCAGTCCGATTGAAATTATAACCAGCACTCATGTATATACTTTTATCAACATCAACATTCATTACGCCACCGGACGAATGCATTACTCCAGTTGCGCCCCGTGTAACTAAATCATCATCTGATACAAGGCTTAACCTTCCATTTGCATGATGTTGTGATATACCGCCTACTTCTTGAAAATGATCAGCAGCTGTATGGCCGTGGAATACGCCACTTTCTATTGTACGGTAGAAACTACCATTTTTTAAAATAACATTAACATCGTCTTCACCTATTGTATGATATACCGGCCCTTTATCAATTGTTGTATGCACTTCACCTTCTAAATTATGCAATACAATTGATCCATCAGGTACAGGACTTTTTAATCCAGATATTTTTGAATATTTAAAATTTATACCTAACTCATCTTGGTCCTGTTTCTCTTCATTTGTTGCATAATCATTCGGCATATAGATATTCATATCCCTACCAATGTCAAGATTAAAGTCTCGATCTGCTCTCATATTAATATCTTCATTAGATCGTAAACTTATTGTATTATTACTAAAAACTTCTACATTACCATTTCTGTCTAATTCAATCCATGCAGTACCCATCTTATTACAAATATAAACAAAGCCAAGTGTATCATGTATCAATAATTGGGCACCACCTCTGGCTCGTAATCTAATAAGTCTATTATTGCCCTCAATATCACCATCATCCATAACAAATTGGTGGCCGCCTGCTCTTTTAAATGTAATGCCGACATCAATTGCATCAGGGTCAATTGGCCCAGGTGTGCTCATTCCATATACACTACTGGGTGTTTCTCGCTGAGCAGAACTTGTCGTCCAGCCTCTATATGGATCTTCATGCTGTGCAGTTTGACTCATTCTGTCATATTGTCTTTTATGCCAAGGACGCAAATATGGTAGTAAAGGTTCAGTAACGCCCTCATCAAATTTATTATATTCAGTTACATTTTGAAATTCATGTATTTGATCAGGAGAATCATGTTTATCATATGCCGCCAGGCCTGGTACATTATGATTCATATAACTATCATATAACGAACCTATCCAGATACCGCGGCTTTGATCACCATTAATAAACATTACAATAACCCTGTTACCTACATCAGGGGGGACTGCCCAAAAGCCATAGCTAGTTGGTGTATGATCATAATCAAGTACAGGTCCACCTTTACTATCCTTCCAAAATCTTTCCATAGCAGGTGACGAACCACCAAATGGTGTACAATAACTTATTGTCTTCCATAGATTTTTATTATCTTCTTCACCTGCCCAATCAGGTAGAAACACTTGCAGTCTACCCATATGTTGAATATCTTGAGTATTTTTTACAATACCAATATATACACCATAATATTTTTGATCAGTTGATATTTCATCATTAAAATATCCTGGCTGTTCTTTCGAACGACCAAGGGAAGGGATATCTATTTTTTTTCGAAAACCTACCATTGCTTGTTATTTCCTATGTCTCATAATTCATCACTATGTCCAAATGCCAACTTCGGCAAAGTCGTCAACATGCACAAAAACATCAGGCTCCCTGATAAGTGGATTTATCTCAACTGTTAAATCTCTATAACATTTTAACGATTGTACAAATTCGCCGCCTGAGAACCTATTTTGAACAGTTATAATACGATAGAGAGCATTTAAACTACTTCGTTCATTGACTTGAAAAATGCCGCCGTTGTTATAATCATTAATACTACTAGCTAATATTATTAAATACGGTTGTTGAAAAACTGGTGAAACAGAATCTTCATTTATCGTATGATAATTGTTTGGTATCCAATATGGGTCGCCACGTATTTCTAACTCTATTTCAATCATGTCGCCGCCTTCGTGCTTTGCCATAATCTCTGATAATATATTATAGCCACGATCATAGTCTTCTCTCATGCCCGAACTGATCTTCGGTATACTACTACCAATTTGTGGTATCGGAAACAGTATCCCTGCGGCATCATCT